ACGCCCAGAATGTTGAGCAGACGGTCACTGCCTCCGGCAATTACACGCTCGGACACGATGAGCGCGGAGCATATGTCCGCTTTACGTCGACCTTCGCGTTCCCATCGCTCTACGAGGAGCGGGACGACAGGGTGCGCGTCGAGTTCACCGCTGGATATGGCTCCGCCTCTGACGTGCCGGCCGCTCTCAAGAGCGCGATCCTGCTGATGGTCGCGGATCTGTACGCGGCGCGCGAGAGCTTCAGCAACACGGGGGCTTCGGCGGCCGTTTCTACGTCCGTCCCGGTCAACTTCCTTCTGCAGCCCTATCGCCGGGTCTGGGGCTAATGCCCGCCGGCCGGCTGACTGAGCGCGTGCGCTTTGAGCGCCGCGGGACACAGACGGATGCCGACGGAAGCCCTCGGGCTGCGTGGGGGCCGATAACTGAATGCTGGGCCGGTTTCCGGCCGCAGTTCGGAAGCGAGCGGCTGAAGGCCGGGCAGTTTGAAAGCACGAGCCGGGGAAACCTGATGGTGCGCCGCTCGGCCGAGACCTTGGACATTACAGCGGGCGACCGGGTGGTTTTCACCGCCGGCGGCTACGCGGGCCAGACGGCCAACATTGAGAGCATCGTTCGGACGCCTGACCGGGCGTTCGTGGAATTTCTGGTGACGGTCGGCGTCGCCACCTGAAGGAGAAACGAATATGACCATCACGGTTCGCGCCAAGGTGGAGGGCGCGCTCGCGCTTTCGCCTGATTTCGGTGAGGCGTCTGCGAAGATCATGGAGGCCTTTTCGCAGGCCTTCGAGCAGGGCACGGCTAACGGCGAGATCGACAAGATCTATGTCGAGAGCATCAACATCGCGGCCTCGACCACGACCGATTACGATCTGGCGGGCTCGCTTCTCGATATCTATGGCCTCGCGTTCACGCCGGCCGAGATCGCGGCGGTGATTGTCTATGCGGACGCGGCGAACGTGAACAACATCGTCGTGGGTGGCGATGCGAATGGCGTCCCGATCTTCACGGACAAGTCGGACAGCATCCCGGTTCGGCCCGGCTCGCTTTTCGTGATCACGGCGGGCGGCGCGGGCATCGCGGTGACCGCATCGACCGGCGACATTCTGCAGCTCGCGAACTCGTCTTCGGGTTCGGCGGTCACCGGCAAGATGATCGTCCTGGGCCGCTCGGCCTAAGGGTATGGCGCGGCGCTACGCGCGCTCGAAAGAGGCGCGAGAGAGCCTTCGCAAAATGAAGACCGCTTGGGTGGACAATCTGCCCGAGCGGATCAAGGCAGAGATGAATGCCGCGGTCGGTGAGGCGGCGGATGAGTTGGCCGAAGCCATGCGGCGGATCGTTCCTGTAGATCAAGGTGATCTGCGCGACAGCATCGTCGTGACGCGCGCCGGTGAAAACACGCCGCTCTACTCGCAGCCGGGTGGTCAGTACGAAGTCCGACCGTTGCGGGCGGTGGTGACAGCCGGGAATACCAAGGTCCGGTACGGTCACCTCGTTGAGTACGGGACCAAAAAGACGCGGGCGCAGCCGTTCTTCTGGCCGAGCTTCCGGGCGCGCAAGGCCGAGATAAAGCGCCGCCTTGCTGCTGCGTTCCGCAGAGCATTCAAGCGTAATGGGGGAGGCCCGACATGATCGACGCCTCTTCGGCGGTTCAAACGGCCGTGGTCGCGCTGCTGCGTGCTGATGCAGTCGTATCGGCCGTCGTTGGGCAGCGCATCTACGCCAGCCCGCCGGATAACGGCCCGATGCCGATGATAACCCTCGGACCATCGGACGCAGTGAAGTTTCACCGTGCCGACCGGCATGGCTCGTCGACGACGCTGCAGATCGATTGTTGGGCGCAGGCCGGCGAAGACGCCCGCGACCAGATGAAGGTGTGCCGTGATCTCGTGCACGCCGTCACCGCTGCACTGGACCTTAAGCAGCCGACGATCGCCGGTTGGCATCTCTTTGGCCGGCTTGTGATCGACAACACCAGATTCTTTTCCGACCCGGACGGCGTGACCGCCCACGGTGTCATCACCCTCCGGGCCGAGATGGCGCCGGCTTAACGACGGAGACTGATATGTCAGAGCCGCAGACCCTGGCGGGTTATGAGTACAAGATCGAATACGGCGGACTCGGCAGCGGTACGCCTGTGTGGACCAAAATCTGCGCGATCGAATCCACCGAACTTACCCGCGAGCGCGGTGTCATCGAGCGCGCGATCCGCGACTGCGACACAGACTTCGCCGCACCGACCATGAAGCGCAAGCCTGGCATGAAGACGACCTCGGTGACCGGCTCCGGCCTCTACGCGACCGAGCATGTGAACATGCTTGAGGAAGCCTATGAGGCGGACGAATCCACCTGGTGGCGCGTTACGGCTTCGGACGGCGCGGTCTGGACTGGGAAGTTCGTGATGCCTTCGATGGGCAACACATGGAACGCGGACGGCAACGCCTTCGCGGAAATCTCGCTCAACCTGCAGAGCGACGGCGCGGTCACGTTCACGCCGGTCGCGTAAGGCGTGACTTACGATCCGACCTATGAAACCGACTGGTGCGGAGAGACGGTTACATTCCGCCTCCGCACTGGCGAAATTCTGAGGCTGCAGGAAAAGGCCGCACCTGACGGCCCTTGGGTGGCATTCGACGCGCTTCGCACGGGACGGTGCAAGCTCGATCTCGTTCATGAGGTGATCCGGCAGGGCCTCATCGGTGGTGGGAAGTCCGGCAATGAGGCGTCTGCGTTCCTGAAGGAAGCGGTCGAGACGACGCCGCCTGATGAACGACGCGCTCTGGCGCTGGGCATTCTCGCGAACTGGCTGACGGGCGCGGAGACGGTCCCAAAAAAAGCCGACGCGGCGGCGCAGGGCGGGGCGGATCAACCCGCATCGACGCCGCCGCGCTCTACGGAAACGGGGCCGTCATCGGCCTGACGCCGAACGAGGTGGATGAGACCTCGTTCTGGAAACTACTCGCCACTCTTGACGCTTGGAACGCCGCGCACGCGCCGCCCGAAAAAGGCGGGGCGCGGAAGACCGCTGCCCGCTCGGGCGGACACGGCATCACCCCCGAATCTATGAGGCGTTGGATCAATGGCGAATGAGGACGTCCAGAAGCTCGTAGCGGTGGTCGAGGCGCGTAGCGCCACTGCCGAGAAGCAGATGGAGCGCTTCGTTCGTGCAGCCGATCGGCGCATGGCGGAGTTTGAGCGCCGGGCATCGCAGGCCGCCGTGAAGGTGGAAGCGAAGATGACGACCGCTTTCACCAAGATCGGCGCCGCGGCTCGCAATCTCGGGACGACGCTTGTCGCGGCCCTCGGGGTCACCAGCATCACTTCCGTTTTTGACCGCGTCCTGAGTGCTGCGAAGCGGTTTGATGAGCTTGGCGACACCGCAAACCGCCTCGGCACATCTGCCGGGGAATTGGTGAAGTGGCGTTCCGCGCTGGAACTGACAGCCGGGTCTATGGAGGGTTTCAACGCTTCGGCGGAGGCTTTTCAGGGCAAGATCGGCGCTCTGATCGGCGGCATTGGCAAGACCAAGGCCACGAAGGACGCGCTCGCAAAGATCGGCCTTTCCCGCGAAGACCTCGCAGCTGCCACGACGCTGGAGCGCCGCCTTCTCCTGATCGCTGAGGCAATCTCGCAGGTCGAGGACCGCGCCGTCCGCGCCGCGATTGCAGACAAGCTCGGCCTCCGCCCCATGCTGCCCCTGCTTGAGCAGGGCCGCGAGGGCGTCGAGAAACTCACCGCACAATTCCAGGGCGTTGCTGATGCCGCAGATGAGGGCGTCAAGCGGACGGGCGATCTCGCTGACCGCGTGAACCTGCTGCAGCAGGAAATGCAGATAAAGTCCGACAACCTCTTCGTGCGGCTCGGGCCGATCATCGCCGCTGTCTATCAGGGGGTCTCCGACCTCCTCGATCTCATGCGCGACCCGCTCTTTGGGCGGGCGTTCACGGTGCTCGCGCCCGGCTTTGATGTCGGTGCAGGCCTCGCGCGGGCTGTGAAATCGCCAGGGATCAAGCGCGAAATTGCGTCTCTCGAAAAGGATCTGGCTGCTCTCGCCATTGGCGGCGTGGGTATGGAGGACGGCGCCTATCGTCGCATGTCGGCCCGCCTCGAAAAGTTGAAGGGCGAACTGGCCGCCTATGAAACAGGCGCGACCGCCGCAGCCGAAGCGACGAAGACGATCGCGAACGTCGAGTTTACGGGCGCGGGCGGCGGAGGGGGAGACCTTGAAGGGGAGCTCGACGCCGCTGCGAAGGCTGCTGCCAAGGCGGCCGAGGAGTTCCGTGCGCTGGAGAAAGCGCGAGCCGATTGGCGGAACGACCCCGAGGCGAAATTTGATACTCGTCAGAGCCTTGAAGGCATATCGGATAGAGGGTCCGATCAGGTCGGCAAGATGCTGGAGCCGCTGCAGGCGAGCGCAGAGGCGGCGGCCAATCTGCGCGAGGAATTCCGCAACGCCTTCCGCTACGCATTCAGCCAGCTTTCGCAGGGTGATTTCGAGGGTGCGGCGCTGACGTTCGTCGATGCCTTCGCGCAGAAGCTCCAGGACCGCGTCTCCGACCAGCTTTTCGACTTTGTGTGGGACAGCCTTGGGCTCGGTGATGTGGCCGGTCAGCTATTTGGACCGCTGGACGCCGCGCAGGCGGCGCAGGCCGCGACCACAACGCAGGCGACCACTGCGATCAACCTGATGGCGAACGCTGCCTATAACGCGGCATCGGCGCTCGCCAGCGTAGCGGGCAGTGGCGGAGGTGGTGGGGGCTTTCTCGGCGCGATCACGTCCGCGATTGGCAGCGTCTTTGGTGGTGGCGGCGTCCTTGGCGCATCGCAGAATTTCTCGAATAGCGTCGGCATCGGCGGCTGGTTTCCGGGCCGCGCCTCTGGCGGTCCGGTCACTGCCGGGCAGCCCTACATCGTGGGCGAGAAACGGCCCGAACTCTTCGTGCCAAACACGTCCGGCTACATCGTGCCGCGCGTGCCGAGCGCTGTTTCCCGTGGAACATCGATGACGTTCGCGCCGGTCATCAACGCGCCTGGCGCTGATCCGGCAGCTATCACGCGGATCGAAGCGATGATGGCGCGCGAGCGCTCTGAATTTCAGGCATGGGCGGCGAGCGAGAAGGCCCGCGTCCGCTCGCATGTCTCCAGCCTCCGTTCATCGAGGATGCTCTGATGGCGGTCGATGCCCTCCCGGATTACCCGCTGGGTAATATCCGCGTCTGGCTGCGCCGGATGGATTTGAACGCGCCGGAATCGTCGGGGCGCGTGGGCGGCGTGCAGATGGGCTTTCCCATCTGGATGGCGGAATATGAAGCGCCGATCCTCTCCGATCTGGACTTCCAGCTTTGGCAGGCGTGGCTGGCGCGTCAGCGCGGGTCCATCAACCAGTTCAAGGCGACCGATCCGAAACGCTGGTATCCGTGGGCCTATCGTCCCAAGGCAATGGGCGGCGGGCATTCTGGCGCCGGCGGCTTCCCCGGCGGATGGAACGGCGACGCAACGTCCTTCAGCCTTTCGGGCGACCGCTCGACCGTCACGCTCACCATCCCCTCGGGCATCGTCATCACGGCTGGCGACTTCATCGGCTTCCGCTGGTCCTCTGGCGACAAGCTGGCGATGGTGATGGCGCTGGAAGGCGGCACATCGAGCGGGACGGTCGAAATCGACGTGGACCCCGCCGTTCCATCGGCTGTGCCTTCGCATCCCACTGCGGTGGCCTACGTCTACAAGCCCGCCTTCCTCGCGAAGCTGACCTCTGAAACCGAAATCGGCGCTTCGTCTCCTGACGGGCAGGCTTCTCTGAAGCTGGTCGCGCAACAGGACATTGTGCCGTGAAGTCCATAGATGCGGACGCGATCACCGCTCTGACGGGCGGTGCGTGCATCGTCACGGGTGCGGTCAAGTTTGCGACCTCGCCCTCTGCCGCATTCATGTGGGGCGGGTATGGCGACCTCTCGCTTGATGGCGACACGTACACCGGGATTGGGGATTTCGGGACTGTCGCGCCGCTCTCATTTGAGACAGGTGGCGTGGAAAGCGGCATCCAGCTGGGGCTGAACGGCGTGCCGGCCGAGATCAACGGCCTCGTCATGGAAGAGTATCTGCGCGGCGTCTCTGTCGTGCTGCGCCGCCTGATCTTCGACAGCACCGGGACCGACCTTTTGGATTCCAGCGTCTTCTTCCGTGGGCGCATCGACAAGGTTGAGATGCGGGAACGCATCGGCGGACAGGCGTCGGTGATGATCGACGTTGAGGGCAGTGCGAGGGGCCTCAACCGCTCCGGCGCGCGCATCGCGAACCTCTACGATCAAAAGCTGATCTCAGCGACCGACACGTCCTTTGAGCGGATGGCGACGGCTCCGACTGCGACCCTCTACTGGATGGGCGAGCCTCCGAAGCGCGTCTCTCAGGTCGCGAACGGCGGCATTCTCGGCAGCTACTTCGGCATTGGCTCCGAGACGGCCAAGAAGCACCGCCAGGCCCTAGGGCTTCCCTTCTGATGCGCCCCGAAGGTTGGGAACGACGCCTGCTGGCATACCTCGCCAGCCGGAAGCGGGAGCCGTTTGCCTGGGGCAAGCGGGAGAACGACTGCTGCAGCTTTGCCAATGGCGCTGTCATGGCGATGACGGGCCGCGACGTCATGGAGGACGTCAGGAATTACCGGAGTGAGGCGGGGGCCGCGCGGGCGCTGGTGGAAGCCGGGGTCAGTTCCTTCGAGGAATTGGTCGACCGGCTTCTGCCAGCGATCCCGGCCGGCATGGCGCAGCGTGGCGACCTCGCATTGGTCAGCGACGGGAACATGCCCGTCCTGATGGTGGTGCAGGGCGACATGCTCGTCGGCCCTGACCATGAGGGCCTGAAGCGCGCGCCGCGGACCCGCGCCGCGAAATCGTGGAGGGTCGGCTAATGCCCCCCGTCATCGCTGGCCTCGGCGCCGTCCTAGCGGGCACTGCTGGCGGGTTTGCAGTGGCCTTTGCAGCAGCCGGTGGATGGGTCGCGGTCGGCACCTTCGTGCTGACGCAAGTCGTTCTATTCGGCGTCTCCAAGCTCCTCGCGCCGAAACAGAACCGCTCCGGCGACCGCCAGGCCGACACGATGACCCTCTCGCTTGGCGAACAGCCTCGCGAAGTGGTGGTCGGGCAGATCGCGACGGGTGGCCAGCTTGTCGACTGCTGGAACCACGACAGCGGATCGGGGCCGGGGACCAAGAACCGCTCCGAAGTGCTGGTCATCAAGATCAGCGATGTGCCTTGCGAAGACTTGCTCGGCATGATCGTGAACGACGAGTACATCGCCTTCAGCGGCGATGGGATGCAGACGAATGGCGGGCTTGTTTCTGGCGCGCTCTATGTCTGGTGGCGGGATGGCTCGACGGGGCAGACGCCGCCTTCCACTATCGTCACCAATGCGGCTGGCAAGTGGCCCAGCACCAAGACGATGGCGGGCTGCGCCCATGTCTTCGTCGAGTATCGCGACAAGCAGGATCGCACGATCTGGCCCGGCGGCCGGCCTCGTTTCGCATGGGTGGTGAAGGGCGCGAAGCTCTATGACCCGCGGAAGGATTCGAGCGTCGCGGGTGGAAGCGGCTCGCATGACATCGACGACCCAACGACGTGGGAATGGTCGGATAACGCCTATCTTATCCGCTACAACTGGGTGCGCGGGTTCTTCAATCATGAGGCCGCGACGCCTCAGCTGATGGTGGGGCGCGGCCTGACGGCTGACGAGGCCCCGCCGGAGCGGGCAATCGCGCGCGCCAATGTCTGCGACGAAAGCGTCACGCTGAAGGCTGGTGGCTCGGAGGCGCGTTACCGCGCTGGCGGCATCATCAAGTCCACCGACACCGGGATTGAGGTGGAGGAGTGGCTTGCGGCCGCGATGGGTGGGACCATCGTGGATCGGGACGGCGTGGTCGATATCGACCCCGGCGAAGCGCAGTCCGAAGTTTTCGACATCACCGATGATGACCTTCTCGTTGATCAGGACTTGGCCTTCTCGCCCTACCTGACCGAAGACCAGATGGTGAATACCGTGGTCGCGCGGTTCATCGACCCGTCGCAGCGGTATGCGGACGTGTCGGCCCCGATGCGCCGCGACTATGCCGACGTGATCTCGGACGGGCGGGTTTACGAAGAGGCGCTGGACTTGCCCTTCGTGCTTTCCGGCACGCAGGCGCAGCGTATCGGAGAGATCAAGCGCCGTCAGGGCAGGCTGTGGCGGACGTTCCAGGTCACGCTGGGGCCGCGCTTCATCGGTCTTGAATCCGGCGACTGGGGCACCTTCACAAGCGACCGCTATACCGGGGGCGATACCGTGACGGTGGTGGTCAACGCCGTCAGCCTCGGGGCGGATTTCAAAGTCTCTCTGGTGCTTCGCGAGATCGCAGCGAGCGTTTATGACTGGACGGCTGCAACGGATGAATTGACGCCGGGCAGCGTCGTCATCGACAGCACGCCGAGCCCCGATCCGATTGAGGTTGTGGGCTTCGCTGCGACGCCGCGCACCATTGCGACCTCGGCAGGCTCGGTTCCGGCTATCGAGATTGTATGGGACGAGTTCACCGACGCGGCCGTCACCGGGCTTGAAGTTCAGGTCCGCAAGGATGGCGAGACAGAAATCACACCGACGCTCATTGCCGACGATTCCACCTTGCTCGCCTACATCACTTCCGGCGTGGGCGCGAAAGGCGATTTCCAGATCAGGGCGCGGGCCCGGACGAATACGCCGGGCCGTGAATGCGACTGGACCGATTGGGAAGACGTCACGACGGGCGGGTCGAGCTTCGATAACGGGATCATCGAAGAGCGCTCTCCGAACCTTGTGTTCTTCTCGCCTGCGGTGGCGGGGACGAATGGCTACGGATTCGATCCGGGATCGGGGACAGGCTTCGCGGCCTCGACCGGCACGACCTCAGGCAAGCGGTGGGTGAAGTACGCAGGCAGCTTCACGGCTGGAAGCCAGTATGCTGCCATGCTCACGGCATACGGCTATCGCTTCAAAATCCAGGCCGGCAAGCGCTACTCGATCCAGTGTGAGGCGGAGGCGACGGGGCCGGTCGCGAACCTGCAGTTCGTCGTCTACTGGTACCTGAACGGCGTCTATGTCTCGCAGAATGCCGTCCAGACGCGCACCGGCACGCAGACCTTCGGAACGGCCATGCAGGGCTTTATCACCGCGCCCTCGTCGGGTGTCGATGAAGCATTGCTGGTGCTCTCGCTGGTGTCTAACGGATCGGGCGCGGCGTCGTTCTCGATGATCCAGCCGGACATGTCGCTGGTAGGCCCCGACCGCACGACGCATCCGCCGTTCGCGCCGGGCCGCAATGCGTATGACGCGGCGGACGTGACGGCGAGCAACACGGCTGCGGCGATCACAGGGCAGAAGTCAGGCGCGACCACACAGTTCACCACGGCGTCTAGCGCGCCGGGTTCGCCCGCGACCGGCGACTGGTGGCTCGACACGACCACGACCGTCCCGATCTTGAAGCGATACGACGGGTCATCGTGGGTCGCGACGAACCCTGACAGCGCCTATGTGAGCACGGGCGGTCAGATCATCGACTATCGCGGGCTTCCCGCGAACGCGACCGGGCCTTACGGCATCACGCGGAGCGTTTCTGACGTCATCGGCACGACCATTCCGACGACGCAGATCACGATTGTTTCGCACACGGTCTATGCGCCCGGCGGCAGCATCTCCGTCACGGGCGGAACGATCACGGGCCTGACGGCATCGACGGTCTATGACTGCTTTTGGCGCATGAGCAACTCGACGCTCTCTGCCGAGGTGGCTGGGTCTACCGCCGCAAACCAGAAGCGAGCCAATCCAGATTACCTGTGGCTTGCAACCGGCGAGCCAGGCGCGTCCGCCAATGAGGCGCAAGGCGTGGCCCGGGTTGAATACGGCAATTATCTGTGAGGACCGCATGACGTGGACACCGATCGAACCCGCAGAGGTGATTGACGGCTGGGTCATGCCATCGAGCGATGCGCTTTGGACCGATGGCACAGATTTCATTCGGACGCGGGTCGCATTCGACCCGGCGGCCAGTGCGTTCGGCACGCTCATCTTTCGCGCCTCAGGTGCGTGGGCAAACCCAGACGGAAGCGTGCGCGCCGTGCGTGGCCAGAACGCCATCGAGGCCGCGCCCCGCTGCCTGACCGTGCAGGCTGACGCGCCCGAGGACATTGCCGCTCTGAAG